AGTGCCGGACTCCGCCTGCACCGTGACACTGGACGTGCCGGGGGTGAGGGCATCGAAAGTGACTGAGACATTGAAAGTGGCGGCGGCGGGAATGGCGCGCGACAGGTAGTCGCCTGCGGCTTCCAACGTGCCGAACACCAGCTGCGTACCCGGATACAGGATCGGGCTGGAAAACTCGGTGCCGGTCAGCCTGACCGACACCGCGAGATTCCCGGAGAGCTTCTCCGACAATGCCAGCCCCTGGTCCTCCGACAGGGTGTAGGCTCTGCCTTGCGCATCAGTCGCCAGGAACTGCACGTCGGTACCCGCAGCCGGACGCTCGACACCCGCGAGCGCCATCACGTCCGACAGGTTGGTCACCGTGTACTGGCCCAGCGAGACCGTCTTGGACTGCTGCGTGAAGCGGCACCCCAGCAATCGAAACGTCAGGTCCTGCGTCTGGTGCGCTGTCCAGGTGATGCCGTTAGAGGACGAGAGCAGCACACCGATCTGGTAGGGCTGCGCCGTGACCCAGCCGGTGCGCGGGTCGTACTTACCGAGTTCGGCCACCGATACGGCGTGGTTGGCGTCATCGGTAAGCACCACCAGGGCGTACTCGCGGTTGGCCTCCAGCGCCACCGGGTCGAGCAGCACCCGGGTCGCGTTGCCATCGGTCTTGATGTCCGAGGCAGCCAGACGACCTTCGGTCAGCACCGTGGTGGTCGGGATGCCGACCTGCGTCTCGCGGATCTGCACGATCACCGGGGCGGTGCCACCCTTGGCGGTGAACCACAGCTCCAGTCCGCCGATGATCCGGCGTTCTGGCAGCGTGAAGGTTTGCGCCAACGGGTCCCAGCGGTTGACCACCGTGGTCAGGATGCGGCGACGGGTTTCGGTGACGATCTGGCCGCGCCCGACGTAGGTCGCAGAGCCGTAGCTGCCACCGGCCCCCAGGAACTCCACCAGCTTCGCCCCGGCCGGGATGGCTTGCGGGATCTGAAAAGTGCCCGTGAGCAGGCCGGAAGCATTGGCTGTCGTGCCCGCAGGCTGCGAGAGTCCGATGCCATCGAAGCGCAGTTGTGCCAGCGCTTCGCTGGGGCCGAAGCCTTCGACGCGATAGGCCACCTGTAGCGCGCGCAGGAACTGCGCCTCCTCCGAAGAAGAAGCCAGCACCTGCTCCGAGCGCCGGGTTTCGACCACCTGTTCGAGCACACCGCTGCCGGTGATCAGGCGCTCGGTGACATCCGAAGCCCAGGTGGTGTTCGTCACCGTAAACTGGTCGACTGCTGGGTTCAGAGTGACCCGGGCCGGCACCGGATCAAAGGCCTGGTAGGGATTGATCTTCATCGACCCGGTACGGGCCAACTGCTCTACCACCGGCGCGAGCGTGTAGTCCAAGGTCAGCAGCGCATTACCGTTCTCCTTGGCGTGCTGGGCACTGGCGGTGATCGGCAGGGTGAGCACCCCGGCCACCACCGCGCCGGTCTGGGCCACGCCCTGATCGCGCAGGTCGTCGTCGAGGAAGTTGTCCACGAACAGGCCCTTCTTGGCGGCGGGCTCGCGGATGTTGGCATCGACCCGCAGGCGCTCCAGGGCCATCAGGTCAAACAGGTCGGCAATCTGGCGCTGCATCGCGGTCAGTTCCGAGACCTTGATGGTGCGAATGGCGATGTTGCGCACTTCGGGAAGGCTATCCAGCTTCCAGTCGTAGGCAATCTCCGCCAGCGCCAGGCGCGAAGCCGGCACCGTGGGGGCAATGGGGTTCCTCACTTGCGAAATCCCCTTGATGCGCTCCACCTGACCGTCCGCCGTGAGGGCCAGCACATCGACGCGCGGCAGCTTCCACTGGTAGTCGATGTACATCGTCGAGCCCTGCACCACACCAGTCACCCTGAAGCCGGTATCGGTCAGGTTCGTCGGCGTGAGGCTGGCGATGTACTGGTAAGTGACCTGGTAGCTCGATCCCGGGGCAGGTTCGGCCCCGCCCGGGCTCCAGTCGATCTCGTCACCCACGACCTTGTAGTCGGTGCCTTGGGCGTAGGTGGTGCCGCCTTGTTTGACCTCCAGCACGGCGACGACTGTCGGCTCGGTCAGCACATCGCGGCTGCCGGTGAAGGCGCCATGGACCACGGTCTCGGTCTTGGCTTGCGTCACCTTGATGTCGAGCACCTGGGCCAGTGGCGGGCGATTGATCGTGACCACCATTGAGCCATCGCCGCTGTCGTTGAAGACCTGCGGTTCGCTGGACACCCGCTGCAGATCCGGATCGATGGTCAGGCGCAGGCGCTGGGACTGGGTGCGCTCGACCTTGAAGCCGTCGATGTTGGCGCGGCCCTCCGCCACGGAAAAGATGTGCTCCTGGGTATCGATGTCGGTGTCCAGAAACCGGACACCCAGACCGTCAACGACATAGTGGCCGTTGGCGTCGTAGTCGTAGCGCGCCAGGCCGGCGATCACGCCATCGAGCACGGGCGGCTGACGACGGTTCTCCAAGAGGCCATTGTCCAGCGCATAGACGGCGTGGAAGTCGCCGGGCTGACCATCACTGGTGCCGGCACCTTCCCAGCCCCAGGTGAGCGTTTCCTGCAGACGACCCGCACCCGGCTCCTGGTAGTTGCGCACACCGACCGCCGGTTCGCGCAGGTTAGGGTCTTCAAGCTCGGTGATGGTGCGGCTGGAAAAGCGCACGCCGACGGCAATGCGGCCATTGACCGGTACTGTGAAAGTGGCGGCCGGCACGTCCCGGACTGCGCCGCGCAGATAGACGCGGCCCGCCTCCAGGGTGACGAGCCCCGTATCCGCATCGATCTGCAGGTTGGCGCCGCTGACGATGTCGCCATCTTTGAGCAGCGCATCGGCCACGCCCTGCAGACGGTGGATCAGCGTGCTCTGGATCTCATTCAATTCCCGCGATTGCAGGCCATCGCCAGCACGGAACAGCAACTGGGTGTAGTGCTGGGCCGGGTCAAACAGGTTGTAGTAACGCTCGATCATGGATGGCCTCGCGGATCAGAAAGTGACGACAAATTCGAAGGTCTCGCGCGTGCTGGGCTGACGCACGATGGGCACCGAGTGCTGCAGCACCAGCAAAATGCCCGGATCGGTGATCTGACTCGGCACGAAGAACTTCTGCCCGATGGGTAACGCGGGATCGGTGGCACAGCCGACGAACAGCCCCTGCTCGCGCACCACGCTGGTGGCGGCATCCTCGAAGTCAAAGCGCACCCGGATGAAAAGGTGGTTCGTGGGGTCGGTGACCAGCCGGTAGCGTCCGGTAGGCACGACGATCTCGCCTTGCGCGTCGGCGGTGACGAAATGCACCTCATCGACGACGCGCCGGCCGACTTCGCGCAACAGCGCCGTCTGGCCAATCGACTCGGGTAGATGCGCGATCTTGAAGTGGACCGTGACGTCACCGCCTTCCGGGATCGTGCTGTCAGGCAGGCGCCGGATCACGCCCTCGCGGGCGTTGGCGCTGTAGTCCACATCGAGCAGGTACTCGGTCTGGTCATCGAGCGAGGTGACGCGAATGTCAGCCAGGTGCGTCACACCCAGCTCGATCACGCCGGCCTCATCGAAGGGTGTGCTGATCGCCTTGGTGGTGTCCCACAAGGGGTCACCTTCGCCCAGGGCAAGGTGCAAGGTCTGTTGTTTGATCGCGGCGGCAAGCGCAGCGCGACCGCTGGCAGTCAGGATGGCCATCGGGTGCTCCAGGAAATGAATGGGGTCAGAAAATCAGGACTGCGTGCTGTGGGCGCTGCCGATCAGCTCGCGGGTGTCGGTCCAGGTTGAAGCCGGCCAGCGCACACCGGTCCAGGTTTGGCCGCTCCAGGCAGCACGGGTGCTAAGGACCGGCACGCGTGCAGGAAACACCTGTGAAGCGGTGCCGGTTTCAGCGCTGCGGGTCAGCAGACGCAACAGGCTTGGTTGTGCCGCTTCAAAGACATAGGGCAGTGGCGGCGTCAGTACCGATGTGCAAATTTGCATCTCGGTGAGTGGCCGCCATTCGATCTCAGCGGCCTCACCCAAAATGAGATCGCCCAGTCGGGCAACAGGCCGGGTGCGATAGATGGCCCGACGTGGGGTGCGGCTGTTCACATCGCCCAGCGTCACCTCGGAGAGCACCACTTGCGCCCGTTGGTACAGACGTGGGCGCAAACTCGCGGGGTCAGGCAGCGGCGCCTGGATCAGGCTGTACAGCCGTGTCAGGGACAGGACATCCCGGGCCGGCATGACATCGCCCAGGAGCAGTACGCCCAGCGCCGTATCGGCGCGGGCGCGCACGGTGGCGGTGGTTGTTGGTGATCGGCCCGGCGTGACTTCAACGACCGGGACCGCCAGCGCCGTCGGATGCTGGGCATAAAAGCGCTCCAGCACTTCCACTCGGCGCAGGCGATGATCCGATTCGGACAAGGTGCCCTTACCGAGTCCGAATTGTTCGCCTTGTTCCGCCCAGACAAACCTCGGCAGGTTGGCGTTGATGTCACCCAAGGGCGTGCTGTCAGACAGCACCACCATCGCCCGGCAGAACTTGCGCTCCGGTCGCACGCCGACGGGATTGGGCACACCGAGCGCATTGGCCAGCGTGAACAGGTGCGAATGCAGAATCTCTTCGTTGGGCGTGTGTCCGGGGTCCCCCAAGGCCGAGAAGCTCAGCAGGTAGCGATCCATCAAGCGCGCCATCGCAAAGCGCACGGCTTCCCGCGCGGGCGCCAGCACGAAGTCGGGCGGAGGGTTCGCCAATTGGCGGACCCGGCCAAACGACAACTTGGTCTGCCCATCCCGCCAGAACACCCCACTGTGGTCCGACAGCAGCGCCTCGCCCAGCCGACTCTCATCGAGCACCAGACGGCGCAGATCCCAGCCGTGGTAGATGCGTGACAGGCGGGATCGGGCCGGTGCCGACAGCCGGGCGATGACGATCAGGTTGGCGATGAGTGCGTCGTCATCCAGTACCTGACCCGGATCGAACTGGAACTCGGCAAAGTGAATGCCGGGCGTTTCCTGCTCGACCGTGGCGGTCGCACCGATCCACGACAAGGCGGTCGTGAGCGCTGCCGGGGTACCGCGCAAGCGTTGCCAGCGGATGCCTTCATAAATGGCCCGGCGAGGATCGGGCAGGTAGGGCAGCAATTCGCCCAGCCCGTACTCCCAGATCAGCCAGGGCAGGAGGCTGTCGGCCGGGTCGGTCTTGAAGCCCTTGAGGGGCTCGGTCTCGCCGCCCAGTCGGGTCAACAGGTCGGTCGAGAGGGAGAGCGAACGCTCCAGTGCCGTGGCATTGGGCGGCAGCAGGTGATCCGATGTCATGCGCCCTCCTGGGGATGTCCCCAGGGCGACGCGCTTACCGGTCTCTGCCCGCGAAGGTCAGCTGGACATCGGTCAGGCGCACCGCCTGGGTGCTGTGGATACGAATATCGGTGGCAGGCTCGCTCAGCTCGACCTTGTGGATGCCGGGTTGCTGCAGCTGCCCGATCAGCCAGGACAGGGTCAGGTCCCAGCCGAGCACGGCGGCCTGAGCAAGCTCCCGGGTAAGCCGTGGGGCGAGGCCCTCAAACACCGCCATCGGCGTGTCGGGGTAGAGCCAGATCTGGGCGGCCACCGTCACCGGCACCAGGCTGACCGGCACCACTTCCACGGTGTCGGTCAGCACTCGGACGTCGTCGCGCAGAACCGTCGCACGCACCGTGTCCAGCAAGGCATCGGGGACGGTGTCACTGTGACCGGTGGGCAGCACGCTGATACGCACCCGACCGGGGCCGGGGCTGTCGACGGCCACATCGGCCACCTCAGGAGAAGCTGAAAGTGCCCAGTAGCGGTAGTGGGCCGCGCCGCCGGCGTTGGCAAAGCCCATGATGCGCGCGCGAATGCGCCGGCGCAGCGGCTCATCCCGCTCCTGCGGCAGCCGCATCACGCCATAGAAGGCCCCCAGGTGCTCCAGGTCGTTGCCGACCGCAAAGGCCAGCAAATTGGCCCGCGCCGCTTCGTTGATGCGGGCGCGCAGCAGCAACTCACGATAGGCCGCCACCTCGATCAGCTTGATCGCGGGGTCGGAGGCGAGCAGCGCGCTGTACTGCGGGTAGCGCAACCGGAAGTCGCGCAGCAGCGCATCGAAGATGTGCTCAAAGCGCAGGGTCTCCAGCACCTGCGGCGTGGGCAGGCCGGCAAGCTCTGGCGCCAGGGAAGGGGTGAAATTCATGGGCGTGCTCCGCGGGTTGTGCTGCCAATGCTCAGTCCCGACAAGGTCACCGTCTGGCCTTCAAAGCCCTGCAGCCGCACTTCACCCTCCAGGGTCAGTTCCACCCAGCCGGCCCGAGCGTCGCTCAGGCGCACGCGGGTGAGCTTGAAGCGGGGCTCCCAGCGGCGCAGCGCCTCGGCGGTGGCGGCGTAGAGTTCCACGGCCAGACGTGGCGTGATGGGCTGATCGATCAGTTCCGGCAAGCGAGAGCCGTAGTCGCGGCGCATCACCCGGGTGTTCAGGGGCGTGGAGAGGATGTCGGCGATGCTCTGGCGCAGGTGGTCGAGGCCAGCGAGGGACTTGCCGGTGTGGGCGTTGATTCCGAGCATCGAATACCTCACCTTGACGAAGTAAGGATTATTCCTTACCATAACAACACGCTCAGATTCACAGGAGGCCACCATGCCCGCCATTCACGAAGTTGCCACCATCACATCGAAGGGACAGATCACCCTGCCCAAGCCCATCCGTCAGGCCTTGGGCGTGGATGCCGGGGGCAAGGTGGCCTTTGATTTCGCGGGTGATCGCGTCATCGTCACCCGCGTGACTGACGAACCTCACGAAGATCCAGCCATCGGCAGCTTTCTCGCCTTGCTCGAAAAAGACATTCAGTCCGGCCGACACATCACCACGCTGCCGGATGACCTGGCGCGCTCGATGCTCGCAGCGCTTGGCAAGCAGGTCGATCTGAACGAGGACATTGAAGGCGACGTGGCGCTGTGATTCAGCGTCACGGGTGGAATCTGCTCTTCCACGATTGCCTGATAGAGCAGTTACAGAAACTGGAAGCAGCAGCGTCGCGTGCCAAGGCACAAGATCCAGCGGGTTTTGAGTCCAATGCCAACGTCAAACTTTTTGATGCCCTTGCGACACTGATCCTCGAGGTGGTCCCCAGCGACCCGAACCGAGATGAATACCGGCAAGGCAACACCATGGGGCCAGCGTTTCGGCACTGGCGCCGAGCCAAGATCGGCAGGCGCTTTCGGTTGTTCTTTCGGTTTGACTCCAAGACTCGGATCATCATCTTCGCCTGGGTGAACGATGAGCACACTTTGCGCTCATCGGGTGCCAAGACGGACCCTTACGTGGTCTTCCAGAAAATGCTCAAGTCTGGCCATCCGCCAGATGACTGGGATGCCCTGATGGCTGCCAGCAAGTCTGACTGGAAACGGTAATTGCGCAAATTTGCGCAATTACGTCGCGCTCGAGTCTCAGCTGTTGCCTACCCACCCGCAAAAACATTCGGGCTGCCACTGGCCGCCACCGAACCGCAGCTGACCGGATCGCCAATGCGGCACAGCTGCAGGTCGTTGCAGTAGACCGTGCTGCTGCCGGCGGCAAGCTTCCCGTCGTGACAGGACTTGCCGCAGCAGTGCGTGGCCCAGGCATCGCTTTGCCGGTGCGCGGCGATGCCATTGACGAAGACGTTGGGCGAGCCCTGAATATTGGGCCGGGGCGGCCAACACGCGTGCCCCGAGCACTCACTGGCGAACTTGGTGACGGCGGGCATCAACAGCCTCCTTCAATGCATCACGCCCGGGTGTCCAGTCGGCACGCACGCGCAGGATGAACTCGGCGCTGTCCGCCATGTGTGACCCTTGCGCAAAGTACGCGGTGACCCGAAAGGCCCAGTCGAGCGAGGGCTCCTTACGCGGCGTAAAGCAGATGATCTCGTCGGCCTCCACTGGGATCTCCGGGAAGTCCCAACAAAAACCGGTTTGCCGACCACCATCGGCCAGCGGCGTCTGGTACTCAATCTCCACAGGCGGATACAGCCCTGTGATGACCTGCGGCACGGCGATCACGAGCCCCGCCTCGTCCTGGTTGACGTGCAGGCCGATGATCTTGGGCCGAGGCCCGACGATCTCGAAGTCGTAGTGGCTGGCAGGCGTCCCCTCCTCGTCGACCGCCACAATGGGCGCAGCGACGAAGGTGGCGTTGGCCACCACCTCCAGCCAGGGAACGAGCTCCGGATCGGGACTCCAGGTGGCCATGGAAACTCCTTGTCAGTTCAGATCGATGCGTGGCGCCGTGAGGCGAATGCCGGTGTCACTCATCTCAATCTTGCTCGGGCCCACTTCCAGCACGATCTTGCCGCCACCGGGTACCGACAGACGCCAGTGGTGCAGCTGCCGGTCGTAAGCCAGAGCTGCGCCGTCTTTCCATTCAGTGCGACTGATATCGGCACTGTCGGCGGGAGGTGGATAGGCATCGCGGTAGAGCGAACCCACCACCACGGCCTGGTTGAGATCACCGCCTGGGGCGACCAGCACGACTTGCTCGCCGGGCTCCGGGGCGTGCCAGGTCCGATCCGGTCCGGCGCGCACGGTGGCAAACGGCAGCCAGGCCGTGAGGATGGGACCGGCCTGCACCCGCACCCGGGCATTCTTCGCGTCGAGTTCGGCCACTTGCCCCAGCATCACCAGGTTGCTCAGTCGCCGTTCGGCGTCGGTCATGTCCTGGTGCAGATGGCGTTCGCTCATGGCGTGGCTCCGCTCGGGTCGAGCAGGGGGGTGTAATCCGGTTCATGGGGTAGCCCGATGCGCGGCGCCCAGCTGTAGAGCACCTGCAGCGGCAGCGCCCCCTCGGGTGTTTCCAGCGGTCGGGTCCAGTAGCTGACCTCGAACGACAGGCGAGCAGCCAGCACCGGGGTGTCGCCCTCTCCCCCTTGATCCACCTCGGTGCGGGTCAGGCGTGTGCCTTCGACCAGCAGGCCCAGGGTCTCATCAAGATCAAGGATGGCTTCCACCGCCTGTGCCAGCAGATCGGCCTCCTCAGCTGCGGCATCGCCACTGGTGATGATCTCGACGGAGAGATCGAGCTTGCGATAACGCAGCCCCGGATCGGCATGGGGCTGCTCCTCGATGCGTTCGTCCCGCGTGTAGATCAGGACGGCCGGCAACTTGCCGGCAAAGAGCGGCGTGCTGCGGTGGATGCTGATGCGTGCCGGCGTGATGCGCGCATCCACCTTCGGCAAATTTGCCGAAAGGTGGGCTGCCACCGCCTCACGGATCAGGGTACGCGGATGTTTCATGACCGCCCCCTTTGTGCAACATCAGTTTCAGAAAGCCATGGCCATCGGGGCGCACGTCGACGATCAGGTAGAGCACACCTTGTACCGTCACCGCATCGCCCTCGGTCGGGGTAGCCGGCAGATCGGCCTGCCGCACCTCCAACACCGGCTGGACCATGGACACCGGCACGCCCGTGCTGGCATCCACGTCCTGGTGGATGGCGGTAAAGACACCCGTGCCATCGATGGGTGCGGCCTGCCCCTCAAGGTGAAACACCACCGGCTCACCAAAGGTGGTGAGCACGATGGCGGACATGGCCCGGGTCAGGTCACCGAAAACCGTCATGGCGATCACCAGCCATTGCTCGAATGCAGCCGCACCGTGAGCGCCGGACGTTTCACAATCGGCAGCGGGTTGGACTGGGTGTAGATGTCGACGCCGGTACCGTTCGGACGCGCCAGCTGGTGGGCGTAGAGCTCCTGGCCGTAGGTGCCTACGGCTTCCATCAGGTTCGCGGGTGCGAAGTAGGTGCGGAAGGTATCGAAGGTGCCCAGCGGAAACACGATGCCTTCCTTCTCCGGGATCAGGCGCACGGTTTGGCCGCTCGACAAGGTGACGGTGCCGAAATACTCCTCGAACAGGATGGAGCCAAAGCGAAAACCCCGGCGCACATCGTCCTTCAGGGGGTTGGTGCCGGCCGTGCCCTGGGCGAAGGTATAGGCCTTCTCCACCGAGGTGTGCGTCACCAGCTTGTCGAAGAACTCAGGGCTGACCAAGGCATGCAGACTGGTCATCATCTCGCCCTTGAGGCTGGACTCGATGTGGCGGGCCACCTCGGTGCAGCGGATCACGAGATCCTTGTCGTCGGCGAACTTGAAGTCGACCGACTTCTTGCTCAGGCCAAAGGCGGTGTGCCAGTCGTAGAGGGTGTTGCCCGCCCCGTCCTTGGTGACACCCAAGAGCGCATTGACGCGCATGTACTCCAGGGTTTGCGCATGCTTGGCGCGCATGCGGGCGAGCTTGCGGGTCATCACGGTGACCAGCGGATCTTCACTGGCCGCCAGGCCCAGCCCCCGGATGCCGGTCACTTCCTCGGGCAGCACCACGTCGTTATGCGGGATATGCGGCACCGAGAAGGAACGCACTTCGCGTTTGTCGGTAGTACCCACGGTGGCCGGGGCGCCGAGCGCGACGGCGGGCAGCAGACGCAACTCGCCTTCGATGGACTCGATGGTGACGTTGCGCTGCGAGATGGGCTCGGGTGCAAACAGCCCCAGCTGGCCCACCCGGCCATAAGGGTTGGGCAGCATCTGGATGGCGGCCGACATCTCGGCCAGCGTAAAGCCGCCGGCGTCGAACGGATTGACGATCACGGTCATATCAAGACTCCTGGGAAATGAGATCAGCCGACCGGACGCACGACGATGCCGTGGGCAGCCAGTTGCTGGTGTTTGAGGGATTGGGCGGCGGCATCCGTGATCGAGGCATCGAAAGCCAGCGCACGGTCGGCAACGATCACCTGGCCACGCGCGAGCACGACGGTCTGGGTGTCGGTATCGCTGGCAGCGACCGGGTGCAGCAGCACTGCCGAGGCGATCTCAGCGCCTTCCAGGCCTGTGGTGGAGGCCGCTGGTGAGAAGGCATAGACGCCCGTGGCGGTGATGCGGCCGAGCACAGCACCCAGGGGGTAAGCCGTGCCAGCCTTCAGAGTCACGGTCTCGCGGGTGTAGTCCGGGTCGGACTCGCGCTTGATGAGGTCACCCAGGGTCGCGGGAGAAATCAAAGGTGTGCTCATTGACGACCTCCATAGGCTTGGGCCGCTTTGACCAGGGGGCTGTCAGCGACGGATTGGGGTTTGGTTTGGGGTTGCTGCGGGGCCTCGGCGACGATGTCTTGCGCCACATCGCGCTCAGCGGCCTGCTTCAGTACCGACTGTCGCAGCGCATCCGGGGTGACGCCACGGGCCAGTGCCTGGGCAGGATCAACTGTCACGCCGAGGCGTTTGGCCTGGGCGGCGATTTCGGTCAGCTCAGCGAGCTGGCGGCGCAGTCGCTGCTCAACCTGGGCAGTGATGGCCGCTTCATCGAGCGGCGGCGGGGTTTGCGGTGGCTGCACCGGGGCCGGGGCTGCGTTCGGAGTAGTGTTCTCCTGGGTGTTGTCCACCGGCGTGACGGGGTTGTGATCATTCATGGAGATCTCCTTCGGGGATGGTTGGGATCGAGAAGTGGTTCGGGAGGCCGACAGCGCGGCGGCCTGGTTGCGCAGGCTGCGCCCGGCAGACAACGCCAGCTGGCGTTGCAGGGCCGTGATCGCTTCAGCGCGGGTGCCGATCTGATCGGCCAGACCGGCCTGGAGAGCGGCCTCGCCGCGATAGACACGGGCTTCGGTGTCGCGGATGGCATCCACCGAGAGCCGGCGAAACCCGGCGACCAAGGCGATGAACTGCTCGTGCAGCTGCTCGATGTCGGCCTGGATATCAGCAGCGACTGGCGCTGGCAGCGGCGCGTGCGGATGGCCATCGACCTTGTGGGCACCGGCGTGCAGGAAGGTGTAGTTGAGCCCCGCCTTCGCATCGGCCACCGACTCATCAACGTGGACGGCCACTACGCCGATGGAGCCGACCTCGGCGGTGCGGGTGAGCCACAAACGGTCAGCCGCACAGGCAATGGCGTAGGCCGCTGAGAGTGCCGCCTCATCGGCAATCGCCCACAGCGGTTTGCCCGAGGCCTGGGCCAAAGTACGCAGACGCTGCGCCAGGTCGAACACGCCACCCGCCTCGCCACCACTGGAGTCAATCTCCAGCAGCACAGCCTTCACCATCGGATCAGCAAAGGCTGCTTCGGCCATGGCCTCAATGTCGTGGTAACTGGTGAGGCCACTGGCGGCACCAATGTACGAAGCGCGTCGCACCAGGGTGCCGAGGACCGGGAGGATGGCGATGCCGTCCTGAACTTGGAGGTCGCCCCCCAGTCCGCTATCAGTGCGGCTGGGCGGCGGTGTGGCCAGGGTGTCGCCTGCGAGCTTTCTGGCCACCACCCCGAGGATCACTTCGAGTTTGGGGCGCGCAATGAGGAGTGGCGTCCCGTACAGGCGGGACGCCAGGTAAGGCAAATCGGTCATGGGAATTCCTCAGTTCGAGGGGGCTGGCGGTGACGCCTGCACCGGAGTCGGCACAGCCTCACGCCCAAAGGAGAGCCCCAGGCTGTCCTCACGCCGGTGGTCCCCGGCGATCTCGGCGTCGACCACAGCAGCGTCAAAGCCGCGCTCGGCAATCGCCTGGGTGCGCGACTTGAGCCCCGCCTCGATGGCATTGATCTCGGCGCGGATGTCCTTCAGGGGATCGACCCAGTCCCAGCGTGGGGGCAACCAGCTGCAGTCCAGGTAGTCAGCGCGGCGTTGCTCGTAGTCCGGCAGCGCCAAGACACCCGAGAGCACGGCGGTGTCCATCCAGCGCGCCCACACCGCTCGGCACAACTGAAACACCAGCACCGAATGCTGGAAGGCTTCAATGCGCCGGCGAAACTCCAACAGTGCTGCCCGGGTGTTCGAGTAGTTGGCCTTCAACATATCGGCCGACAGGTTCGCGTAGGGCAAGCCCAAGGCAGCTGCGACCTGCAAAAGCGTCCGGTACTGGAAGGACTCGTAGTTGCCCCCGACATCCGCTGGGGTCGAGAAGGTGATGTCCTCGCCGTCGTCCAGGATCTGGAGTTGCCCGGGTTCGAGTGGCAGCAGTGGCTCGCCCCGGTCATCGGTTTCATTACCGTTGTCGAAGTCGCGCTCGGGCCGGCGCACGAAGCCGACGAACATCGCAGCGACCTTCTTGCGGTCGAGCTCGGCGTCGTCGTACTGATCCAGCAGAAAGAGCTTCACCAGCGCCGGCGAGAAGCGCGACACCCCACGCAACTGCCCGGCATCCACCGGGTCGACGATGTGCAGCACCGATTCGGCCGGCACCCGTACCGTCTCTCCGGCCAGTCCCGGATCGGTGATGTCGCCCGGGTGGCGGCGCAGGAAGTGGTAAGCGACGCGCCGACCGATGCGGTCGAACTCGATGCCCTGGCGGATGCGGTGCCCGTTCTCCAGTAGCTGGTTGTGGTTCAAGGGCAGCATCTCGGCCGGGAGCATCTGCAGCTGCAGCGCCACGGACAGCCCATCCTCGGGCCGGCGTGGGCGGATGCGAAAGAACACTTCACCAGCGATAAACAATTCCCGGGCGGCCCGGCGTTGCTGACCATAGAAATCGGTGAGCCCTTCGGCGTCCGACTCATCGGTCCAGCGCAGCCACAGGCGTTGGACACGATCCTTGAGTTCGGAATCGCTGATGCCGGATGAGGGCTTGATGCCGGTCCCCACCGCGTTGCCCGCCCAGGACTCGACTGCATTGGCGGCGTAGCCGTTGTTGCGGATCAGGTACCGGGCGCGCGCCGTCATGTCGGCCCCGGCGGCCTGGATCAGCGTGTTGACGTGGGCGCGGCTGGCGTGAAACGTCTTCAGGCGTCGGGCGGAGAGGCCGCCTTCGAAGCCGCCGATCATGGCGCCGACTTTGCGGCGCAGGTTCTGGAAGGCCTTCATCACAGCCCCTTGCCAGCGTAGGTGCGGATGCGCCGGGCACGTGGCCGGCCTTCGGCTAAAGCAATCTCGCGGTCAAGGTCATGCAGGGCAGACTGCAGTTCGGCGTCCGACTTGTAGGTCACCCACTTGTCGCCGGCCTTGACGGTGAGCACACCGTTGAAGCGGGCGGCCTGCAGGGCTTCGCGCTGGACCTTGAGTTGGTCGAGGGTCATAAGCACTCCTGGCCAGCAGGGCGCTGGCGGGTTCAGAGGTAGTTCGAAGAAATCGCCATGCGCCGTCGGCGCGGACTGGCGGTCATCGGAGCCGTCACTGGGCGTGGATCGTTTCGGGATTGACGGCTCACCGGAATCGGCGGCAGCGCCTCCACCCGCTTGTTCAGGTTCAGCCCCATCGACAGCAGGCCATGCAGCGCGGCGTAGCCATACACCCGGCAGTCCAGCGCTTCGTTGCGCCGGCCATCGGGCTTCCACCAGAAGCGTTGCGGGAAGCCCTTCACATACCGGGTGCGAATCCGCTCGGCGGTCAGCTGCTCGAAATACTGCGCATCGCGATCCAGTGGGAAATGCATCGTCCCGGCCCCGGCGCCTGACTTCTTCAGCCGGGCATAGATCGCCTCCTTGGCCGCATCGACGCCCACCGTGAACAGATTGACCTTGCCCTTGTTCGCCTTGCTCGGGCGCTTGGGCCAGATCGGGCGTTTGCCTGAGCCCCCCTTGATCGCCCAGATGCGCTTTCGCTCCCTGCCCTTGCAGAAGGCATAGGCCGCCAGCGTGTGGTGGCCGCCGGTGTCGAGACAGGCGGCTTCAATCGTCAGGCCATTGCTGAGTGTCTCGTGCTCAAACCGACTGCCCAGATAGGCATCGAGTTGCGCCCAAGTGTCGGGCGCTGACGGGTCGCCCCACAGCACTTTGTAGTCCACCGACCAGGACTCCTCATCCCGGCCCCAGCCGACCACTTCGAGTTCGAGCCGGTCGTCCTGCACGTCGATGCCGCAGGTCAAGAGCGCCACTTCCGCAGGGATGGCTGGGCCATAGGGCTCGCGGCGTTCCATCAGGCCTTCGGCATCCAAGGTCTCGCCCTCCCGGTCTTCCCAGGTCTCGGCCAGTTTGGTGTTCACCCAGACTTTGAGCCGCACCGGGTCGTCCTTGGCGGCGTGGTGCTCCTGGGCAATCTCGCCCCAGGTCAGCCAGGGGCTGTAGAGGCTGGAGAGATGGAAACCCACCGTCTTGCCATCGCCCTCAGCTTTGGCTGTCCAGCGGCCGTTGGCCAGCAGACCGGGCTTGCGGTACTCGGGATGGACGCCGTCGCAGTGCGGGCAATGCCAGGCGGCCTCCGCCATCTTGTCTTTGGGCCAGCGGATGTCGCGCCAGTGGATCTGGCTGAACTGCCCACAGTGGACGCAGGGCACCTCGAAGACCCGTTGGTCCGACTCCAGGTAGGCCGCCTCGATGCGCGAGTAGCCCTTGAGCGTCGGCGTCGAGCACAGGTACACCTTGCGGTTGATGAAGGTGGCCGCGCGCTGCACGGCGAGTGCCACCGGATCGCCTTCGCCATCGGCGTCGCCCGGGTAGCCATCCACCTCATCGAGAAACAGGTAACGCACCGGCATCGAGCGCAGGCCCACGGCACTGTTGGCGCCGGTCATGATCAGCACGCCGCCGGGGAACTCCTTCATCAGCTGGGTGTTGCCGGAGTCACGCGACCGTGGGTCTTTGACCCGACTGGCGAGTTCAGGGCTCGCCTCGATCAGCGCATCGACGCGTTGCTTGGAGACGCGCTTAGCGCCTTCCACCGTAGGTTGCACCAGCAGCATCGGCCCCGGGGCGTGGTGAATCACGTAACCCAGCCAGTTCAATCCCGCTTCAGTTTTGCCGATCTGAGCCCCGGCCATCAGCACCACACGCTCCACGCGCGAGGTCGTCGACAGCGTTTCCATCACCGCCTTGAGATACGGCGTGCGGCTGGTCGACCAGCGCCCCGGCTCAGCAGAGGCCACCGACGAGAGCATCCGGTGGCGGTTGGCCCAGTCATCGACGGTGAGGATCGGATCGGGCGCGAGGCCCCGTTTCCAGGCGGATTCGACCGCCGATTCAGCAGTGTCGAACACAAGCCACTCCGATGCGAAATAGATGCCCAACAGATGAAGCGAACGCTTGGCTTCCCGCTTGAACAGCGCGTTACTACAAGCACAGCAACCCACCCCCAGGAGAACACCATGCGCAAGACCACCACCAAAGCCACCGCCACCAAGGCCACCCAGCAACTGGACCAGTTGCTCGCCCAGATCGCCCTGGACCACCTCTTCATCGAGACCCTGGCCACGCGCAACAGCGACCGCTTGGACTTCCACGACGTCAGCGTCTGGGCCGTCCAAAGCGCCCTGAGGGCGGCCTATCAAGCAGGCCAAAGCGCCGCCGCCAAGGCCACTGATCAACCGACCCAGCAGCAAGCCGCCTGACCCTCACATCACCCACAAGGAGCATGACCATGTCCGTACAAACCACGCCCATCACCGAACGCCAACTGGACCTCATCACCCGCGCGCATTGCGACGCCGGTGGCCTGATCGAGCCGCTGCTGGCCCTCAAAGGTGGCGCCAAACTCAAGATGATCGCCAGCCTTGCGCAGCGCGGGCTGATCGAGCAGATGGATGGCCAGTGGCGCATCACGCACGCTGCCATCGCGATCATCAAGGGCGAGGCCCAGCCGGAAGATGTGCTGCCGCCCATGAGCGCAACGGCTGTCGCTACGCCGCACATGGCCGACGATCCGGAACTGGAAGCCGCCGTGGCTGTTGCCGAAGCCAGCTGGCAGCAGGAACAGCCTGATACCGCCCCGAAGCGCGGCCGTGAGCACAGCAAGCAGGCTCTGGTGATCGAGATGTTGAAACGCCCCGAGGGCACCACCATCGCGCAGATCAGTGAGGCCACCGGCTGGCAGGCGCACACGGTGCGCGGCACCTTTGCCGGCGCACTCAAGAAGAAGTTGGGCCTGACCATCGTCTCCGAGAAGATCGAAGGCCCTGCCGGCACGCCAGGTGCAGGACAGCGCCTCTACCGGATTGCCGAGGAAGCCACCGCGTGAGCACGCAGCCCAACGCCCCGATCCCGGCAAACCTGTTGCCAGCCTTGCTGGCGGCCTGCCGGGAGATCGCCCGGATGAAGCATCCGAGCATCGAGCACCTCCTGCGCCACCGGGGGTTTGGCTTCGAGGCCGACCGCATCGCCGATGTGGTGCTGGCCATCGAGGCCATCGATGCCGAGCACGATGCAGATTGAGCTTGGCTTCCCTGGCAACCAGCGCGTGAATGCTGTTGTCACCAACCGCCAACGAAAGGACCCCACCATGACCACCACCAACCACACCCCGATCCGTGCCCGCTTTGCCCGCAAGCCCTACAGCTTGGACGAAGTGCTGCACAACACCGACCCCAGCGCACCCTTTGAGCCCATCGAGATCGCGTGGCGCAAGGAACTGACTGAGGCGGAGTACGACGCCTTCGCCAACACGCTGCTGCAGGATCGGGACTGGCTGGCCGGACTCGGCGGGCACGGGGATGGGTGCCGGCGCGTGGTGGCCGTCAGCGCGCCAGGGCGCACAACCGTGTTTGTCGATCCCTCGGGCAGCCGCTACGGGCGCTACGTTGGCATTGCCGAAGAGACGCCTGCCCCTACCGTCGATAACGACCAGGCTGGTGCGATTGGCTGGCTGATCGATAACTGTCGCCTGGAGGTGTCGCGTGAGCAGGCAATCCGCACCCTGCGCCGGGCGCTGGCGGGCGATCCCGCCGCCTTGCGCATCCTCGACAGACTGGCAGACCAGTGATCAAAAAATGATTGATGAATCGCTTGGCTTCAGTGGCCCGAAGCGCGTTCATACAGGTGTCGCAACGATCAACCGAAAGGAGAGCACACCATGAACACCCCCCGCGAATTTCAAGCCCAGCACGCCGAACACCGCGCCCATGAGGCCCTGGCCCAAGCCCGATCCACCCTGGAACGGGCCTTGCGCGAACTGGATCGCTACACCAGCCGCTTCGAGGAAGCCGAGTCGCTGCGCGACAAGGCCGATGTGATGAACTGGACCCTGAATGAACTAGCCTGCAACATCACGCCCAACCTGCGCCTGGACCTGATCGCCAGCGCCCAGGCGGAACTGGTGCGCGCCGACACGATGGAATAAGGAACCCCGAGCCAAGCGCAAAAAGATCGAACAGGCGCTTGGCTTCCATCTCGAACAGCGCGTTACTACGGGTGTCGCAACGATCAACCACCAGGAGCCAGAGATGAACACCACCACCCAGATCCCCGCCACCCAGAACGAGTCGTGGGGCTTTTACGGCACGATGAACGAGCAGGCCGAAGCCGCCTGGCCCCTGGCCATGACTGCGATCTCGGATGCCACCCACCAGCCTCTCCAGTCGGTCCGCACCTTCCTCGACAGCCGCCACGGTCGCCACTTTGCCGACGATGTGCAAAACGGTCTCTACTCCGGCGCCACCCTGGCCGACGCGATCAACGCCGCCACGCAGCGTTGGATGGGCTGGACGATTGGCCGCAGCACCAGCAAACAGTACGGCATCCCCAAGGGCCTTCCCTACCTGACGGGCTTCGTGATCCACTGCGAGATCGTCGAAGAGTCACTGGCGGCTTGATCAGCCAAGGTCAAATGGCGAGCAGGTTACTTTTTGGTCCATTATGGAATACAATGCACCCATCCATTGGAGGTAAGTTATGGCCATCAACGTCAAACTGCCGGAAGCCCTGGTCGAAAGTGCCAAGCGCTACGGCAACATCGAGCACCGCTCGGTACCCAAGCAGATCGAATACTGGTCTCAGATCGGCAAGATCGCCGCTGAAAACCCCGACCTGCCCTTCAGCGTCATCCGCGACATCCTGATCGCCGACCAGGAAGAGCCCGTGGGCGAGTACCAGTTCGGCTGATGCGCATCCTCGTCACCCCCACCTTCGAGCGCACCGTCAAAAAACTGCACAAGCAGCAGAAAGCCGCGCTCGACGAAGCAGTACGCACCATTGCCAGTCAGCCCGAAGCCGGCGAAACCAAAGTTGGCGATCTGGCTGGTGTGCAGGTTTACAAGTTCCGCATGGGCAGCTTGCTCTGCCTGCTGGCCTACCGAGTCCTCGACGAGAGCACGCTCAAACTGCTGATGGTTGGGCCACACGAGAATTTCTACCGCGATCTCAAGCGCGTCGAACATTGATTCCCTGACCAGAAGAAAACAGATCCTCCTGGGCTTGGCTACGCAACACCCGATCCAACGCCAATTCAAATTTGGCGTCCTCGAAATATCGGCATCTGGAACCGCCATCGCCGTAGCGCAGACCTGGCACACGGATCGCGATGCAGTCGTGATGGCTATCGGTAAGCGCGTAGTAGGCGATCAGTCGACGATCCAGCGCAACCAGTGCCAGCACGTCAAAGTCATCGGTGGTGTAGCGGCGGCGCCCCTTCTTTCCCGCACGGCGCGTACTGAATACATACAACGGGGTGCCACGATTGAGAGACTCAGGCGTCTTGGGCATCCTGGTGGATTTCACCTGAACCCGAATGACCCGATCACCGATGTCCACTGCAATGTCATAAGGGACGCCTTGTGAAGTCGGATATGCCACCCAGCCATTGAGCAGCAAGTCAGCCATCACCAGATGCTCACCAGCACGACCGCTTTCCATTTCCGCACTGACGCGCAGATTGTGCTGGCGGCCACCGGTGTGAGCACCGCTGGTAAGTTTGTCGGCCGCCTCAGGCGAATCCAGAAAACTGAGTTGCCGAATCATCACGGCACCTCCTGTTCTACCAGCGCTTCGTCGAAGATGCGCTGTCCGTCTTCGGACGTCGCTTTCTGGCCTGTGAAATCTTGCCAGCGCCGAACTATGACGTCGCAGTATTTGGGGTCGAGTTCCATCGCAAAACAACGACGTCCCGATTTCTCGGCCGCGATCAAGGTGCTGCCAGAACCGCCAAAGCAGTCCAGCACAATGTCTCCAGGACGGCTCGAGTTGCGGATCGAGCGCTCCATAAGCTCCACGGGCTTCATCGTTGGATGCAGATCGTTGCGGGCTGGCTTTTTGATGTTCCATACGTCCCCCTGATCACGATCACCGCACCAATGACGGCTGGCACCTTCCGGCCAGCCATACAGAATGGGCTCGTATTGCCTTTGATAGTCCGCTCGTCCAAGGGTGAAGGTGTGCTTTGCCCAAATGATGAACGTGGACCACTTCCCACCGGCTGCACGAAACGCAGCCTGCAACGTATCCAGTTCACTGGATGACATCGCGATATAGACCGCGCCATCGCAGACGGGCAGCATCAGCGAAAGTGCGTCGTAGACGAAGTCGTAAAAACCTTCGCCCAGGTTGTCGTTCAGAATAGGCCGGTGCTTGCCCCGCAGTTTGTCTTTGGCACTGTTGGCGTAATTGACGTTGTACGGCAAGTCGCTCCAGATCATCTGGGCACGTTGACCAGCGAACAACAGCTCGTAGCTGTGTGGCTGCGTTGCATCCCCACACAGCAGTCGGTGCTGGCCCATGATCCAGACGTCGCCCGGTTTGGACACCGGCGTGTCCGGGACCTCGGGGGCGGCATCCTCGTCAGTGTTGCCCTCGGTGCTCGTTTCCTCGCCGGCCAGGATGTCCAGGAGCTCGTCGGCGTCGAAACCGGTCAATGCCAGATCGAAGTCGCCAAGCTGCAATTCCTCCAGTTCCAGCCGCAGCAAATCGTCATCCCAGTCGGCCCAGGTGGCTGAACGGTTGACCAGAATGCGGAAGGCCTTGATCTGCGTCTCGGTCAGGTCGTCGGCCAGAATGACCGGCACCTGCTCCAGGCCGAGATGCTGCGCCGCCTTATAGCGAAGATGGCCATCACAAATTTCGCCGGTGCTTTTGACGATGAGTGGAATCCGAAAGCCAAACTCCCGAATGGCCCCGGCCATCTGCTCGACGGCGTGATCGTTCTTCCTGGGGTTTCTGGCATATGGGATCAGCCGACTGGTCGGCCAGTGTTCGAGTTTGAGGTCACTCAGTTGCATGTGTCGTCTCCAGTCGTTCTGCCTCGACCTCGGCAAAGGTCTGTCCGGTCGCCAGCAAGGTCACCGGGATGTCGGGATGGTTTTGTTGGAAGCGCTTGACCGCCACGTCGGTGTAGGACGGAGCGAGTTCGATGGCGCGGGCCTGGCGGCCAGTTCTTTGCGCGGCCAGGATCGTGGTGCCGGAGCCGCCAAAGGGCTCGAAGACGATGTCGCCTGGGTCCGAGTACGCCAGCAAGATGTGCTCGGGCAGGGCCACCGGAAACACCGCCGGGTGATCAATGTCCCGGCCGATCTTGCCCTTGTGGCGCATCACCCGGATCACGCTGTCCGGGATGCGGTAGTCCTGGGTGGGTTGCCCGGCATGGGTCCAGCCCCCGACTTCACCATCCTTGCCGCGCATCGCCGTCGATGATCCGTCGGCGCGCAGGTGGCTGTCCTGACCGGCGTGCTTGCACGGCACGATCTTGTTGGGCTTGCGGCTTTCGCGGTTGAAGTGGAAGACGAATTCGAAGCTGGGTGCCAGGCGTCCGGCCCAGTCGCCGGGCATCCCCGGCCCCTGGTCCCAGACGTACCAGCCAAAACGCCGCCAGCCTTGCGTGCGCATCCAACTGATCCAGCCATCCCAATACGGGATCACTTCGTTGTCGCGGTGGATCAGACCCAGATTCACCAGCACCTGGCCGTCGCCGGCCATGGGCAGGTTGGCGAAGACGCCGCGCATCAGCGCATCCCAGTCGGCGATGCCCTGGGTGTAGTCACGCTGCTGACCGTAGGGTGGGCTGGTGAAGCACAGGCTCGCCTGGTCGCCGGCCATCAGCGCAGCGACCACAGCCGGGTCGGTCGAGTCACCGCAGATCAGGCGGTGGGCACCCAGTTGCCAGATGTCGCCGGCTCGGCTGACCGGGTTGGTTGGTGCCTGCGGGATGTCCTCGTCGGCGTCTTCAGTAAATCCGCCAATTGGCGGATTTGTTTCGTCACCCGGATCGGCATTGCCCAGTAGGTCGGCCAGCTCGTCGTCGCTGAAGCCGGTGAGTGCCAGGTCGAAACCGGCGGCGGACAGCTCGGCCAGCTCGGCAGCCAGCAACGCTTCATCCCATCCGGCCTGCAGCGCCAGTTGGTTGTCCGCCAGGATGTACGCGCGGCGCTGAGTAGGTGTCAGATGATCGAGCACGACCACCGGCACGACATCGAGCGCAAGTTTCTGCGCAGCAGCCAGGCGACCATGCCCGGCCATGATGTCGCCGTCACCCGAGACCAGCAGCGGCGCGGTGAAGCCGTACTCGACGATGCTGCTGGCGATCTGTGCCACCTGTGCATCGGAGTGGGTGCGCGCATTCTTGGCGTAGGGCTTGAGTCGATCCAGCGGCCACAGCTCGATACGGCTGGCCATGGCAGGGGTGAAGGGAGTCGTCATCGATGACCCTCGACGAAAATGTTGAAGCATTCGTCAGAGGGATCTGACGAAGAAATCAGCGCAGGCGCTGGGTGATCTCGCGGGCGATTACCGGAATGAGCGCATCAAGGTGCTGGCGTAGGGCATCGCGCACCAAGGCTTCAAGAAGCTCGGGGGGCCGCTCTGCCGACACTGGCTCTTGGACAGGATCGGGGCGCAGGCCCGCGGCGAAGGCTTTGCCGACCACATCGCCCACATCGGCGTAGGCGGGTTCTTCGGGATTCCACATCGGGTGGGTTTTGATCGGGTGTTTCTTCATCGGGCCAGATCCTCCAGGGCTTCACGAATGGCGACATCCAAGATGTCGGTGACACCGCGCACATCCGGGTCGGCCACCACCAGGGCGACGATCTCGGGGGCGACCTTGCGCGGGATTTGCTGCATCCGATCCCGCAGCTGGCGGGCCAGCTGGAAATACTTGATATCGACCTCGTCCTTGCTGATCAGCTTGCCGGTGCGCTCTTCGAATTCGAGCTTGGCCAGGCGCGCCGAGTAGGTTTCGCGCACCGCCCGGGCCTTGTGGTAATCGACGCCTCGGGCATCGTCGCTGGCCTGGGGCATCGGCGGCGGTGCAGCGGGTTGGGAAGCGGGTTGGGAAGCGTGCTGGGCAACAGGCGGTGGTCGGGCGGTGGTCACCCTCGGGGTGGTCGGCTGGGCGGTTCGGGTGTGTCGATCCCACTGGGCATCCGCCTTGGCCGGATCGATGCTGCCATCGGGCTCAGGGTGAATGCGGCCCGTGGCAATCGCCTTCTGGACGGCGGACAGGGCCACACCGCGATGCCGGGCGTAGGCGCGCAAGCTCATGCTCATGGGAATCTCCAACCGGTCGATGGCAGCCCGGGTGACCACCGACCACCTGACCACCTATTTTTTATCTCTGACGCTAAAAAAGCCTCGCGCTGCGCGCGGCCCCCGCGCTTCCGATGGCCCGGGAGGACCCATTAATCGTCGCCAGAGGCGCGATTGCAACCCTGGCAATGCTCGTTGATGCCTGCATCGCGAAGTCACTCAAAGGCCTTTCTGACGCGTTCTAGCGCTATCGACTTTCAGTGTTCAGATGCATGCATCAGGCCTTCGTCAGCTCCTCGCGCAGCGCCCGCTGCATCTGCCGCTGGTACTCACGCAGCGCCACGCTCCTCACCGTGTCAGCCATGCCAAAGCGCGGCTCGACCTTCTGCTGACGACGCAGCAGGTACAAGGCCAAGATGCGCTTCTCACCCCGGCGCTCGAACACGCTACCTGCGCGGTAGAACACGTTTTTCTTCGCCATCACCTGGCCCGGCCACTGGCTCTTGGGGATGACGCGGGTCTGGGCGGTCTGTGCCATCGGGCCGACGGGAATCGCCAGCTTGCCGGTCTTGGTGCCACCGGTTTCTTGCAGCGCCATGAACCGATCCCGCGACCAGACCTCGGCCATCAGCGTGCGCGGCTTGGCCGGCGTGACACCGATGCCCCGGCTGATCCACGGCCGGCGCAGGTTGAAGCGCTCGGGCAGACCATCACGGACGGCATCGCGGGCGTCGAATGCCGTGCGGGTCAGTGCCTTCGCAGCAGCGTTCGGGATGTGCTTGGCGGCCAGTTCGGACAGATGCTCGGTGGCCTTGGCTACATCAGCAGTGACATCAAGTTTCAGCATCAGCGGCTTTCTTGCGGCGTGGAGTGACTGGGGTGTCGGGCTGGGCAACCAGGTCAGCAGCGATGCCGGCCTGGCGCTCCAGGATCTGCTGGGCAGTCTGCGCATCGACCTCGACCGTCAGGCCAGGCACGAACGAGCGCACGCCGCCGTCGCCGGCGAGAACCACCGGGCGGGTGATGAGGAGTTTCATGGGGTCTCCAGCGCTGGGCAGAGAGGCGAACGCCAGGCCCAGAAACGACAACGCCCACTGGAACGAATCGAGTGGGCGCAGGTACTAGCAGTACGGGATTACTGTACCTTGTGGCATGCCACCATTCAAGTTGGTTTTGGGTTCGGCATGCAAATATTTTTTCGGCGAGCTACTGGTACAGATCCTTGAACATCAGAATCGTGTCGCGCACCTTCTGGCTCTGGCGTTCTTTCTTTTCCGACAGGCTCTCGATGAAGCCGGTGCGTTCGTAAAAGTTCAGCACCGCGTCCTGATTGACCGCATCGACCGTGAGCAGTCGCACCGCAAACGGGGCGGTGGAGACGATGCCGCAGATCAGCTCGATGAGTGCATCACCGATGCCGCTGCGTTGCAGTTCACTCACCACGGCGAGCTTGGTAATTTTGACGGCCGGGTAGTAGCTGATCGGCACATCGAAGGGCAGACCCAGGTCGGTACGCTCGCCACTGCTCAGGTGAACGGAGTCAGCCGTCAGGCTGAAGTACGCAACCGGAGCATCGTAGCCTTGGGCAAACACCAGCACCGTGCTGGTCAGGCCATGCGCGTCATAGTCGCGCGCATCTTCAAACAGGAATTCGTCGAGTTGGGGGCGACCGCAGGAGAACTGCTTCAGAACCTCGTCTTCAACATCGCGGATGTGTCGAAGGGTGAGGCTGTCTCGATCAATGGCCATTCGCCTTGGCAGGCAGCGGACGGGCGAAGGCCAAGCGCGCAGACTCGGCCAGCGAGGCCAACTCGCGGCGACGCTCTTCGGTCAAGGTGACGCCGCCGACGGCCTTCAACAAGGCTCGGCTGGCTTCCACACCCAACTTCGGTGTCGCTTTGAATGCTGCGGGTTTCATCAATTCGCTCCAGGATCGAACGCCACCCCGCGCTGGGGTGACGTCCGAGATTATCCGCCAATCAGCCTGACCGAGCAAACTCCTGCACCGGCGGTGGTTGGCGTGGTCGCGCTCGGCGCTCGTAGCCATAGTACCGAGCCAGCATGCCCAGAGCGGCCAAGAGGATGCCCTTGCCTTCCTCCTTGGACATAGCCTTGCCGCTCCAGCCCAAGCGCAGCGCCCAATCGCGCACCGACATCTGCAGCCCGGCCACAAACCACAGCGCCGAGCCAGCCGGGCTGCTGTTGCCGCCCACCGCATCCAGCGCATCCCGCACTGCCCGGGCGGCACCGGCATTTCTCTCGACCATCATCTCGCCCGGCGACGTCCCGCCCGGCAGACCATCGAGCTTGGGACTGGCAACCCCACTGCCAAACGCTCGCGCAAAGTCCTGCGAGAACTGCTGGCCCGCGTCGTGCATGGCTTCGGTGATGGTGCGGTTTCTCAGCATCAGCGCCAGGGTATCCACGCTGCGAAAGTGCTCCGCCGGTTTCTGGTCATCGTCCTCTTCGCGCACATAGCGGATCACGCTGCCGTCAGGCCGGATGCGTTCATCGCCAATGCGCGGCTTCTTCACGGCAGCCGCCCGGGCGCGGTGTGTCTTCTTGGTCATGGCCGGCCCTCCCCGAGTTGGCCGAGGGTGGCCAGCGCACCATCGCGGCTGCGGCGCAAGGTGACAGACTTCGGTGTTGTGGCGATCACCGTCCAGGTCTCGCCATCACCCCGGTCGATCACCTCGCCCTCGGCCCAAGGTGTGCTCTTGCGGGAAGCAACGGTGCGCGCGCCGTAGAGCTTGGTGGCGATACCGGACAGGAACGCCCGATCCCACTCGTCAAAGATCTCGTCGAGCGGCACCACGACGATGCCTTGCTTGTGCCAGGCCGCTGCACGCATGGCGCGCAGCTCGTCAGAGCTGGCCGGTGACGGCGAGGCCAGACGCCCGAGGGCGCAGGGGATGGAAGCGGTATGGGTTCTCATGCCACACCCCCTTGGGCCATCGCCCAGTCCAGCAGCGCCAGCGCATCGGCGTGGTTGTCGTCGACCGGATCGAAGCCGCGCGCCTTGGCCGCCACGATCATCTCGGCCTTGCCTGCGTTGCCCTTGCCGGTGGCGTGCTTCTTGATCGTGCCCACGGGCACGCCCTGGTACGGGATCTGGTGGTGCTCGCACCAGGCCGTCAGGTGCGCCATGAAGCCGCCATAGGCATGGGCGGCATCGACGCCGGCGTGTTTACGCACCTCCTCAAATACCACCCAGTCGATGCCATCGGCGCACTGCTTGATGTCGGTGAGCCAGCGCTTGAAGCGCAGGTATCTCATTCCGCCACCTTCGAAGCGCTGCGGCTTGAAGGATTCGCTGCCGCCGTTGAGGAGTCCGTCGCGGCCGGTCAGTGCCCAGCCGGTGGTCGTGCCCAGATCCAGGGCCAGAATAATCGTGTTCATTGTGCACCTCCTGCCCGTTGGGCGCGGGGACGCCGACCGGGCGCGTGGTGCGCCGGGCAGCGACGATTGACGTACAG